AAGACGGTCTGGGCTGTAAATCATCTAATCAAACATTGTCTGACTTGTGAGTTGCCACGGCCTAGAGTTGCTTTCGTGGCCCCCACTTTTACACAAGCCAAGCGTATTGCGTGGGATTATGTGAAATATTATGCATCTGTAATCCCCGGTGTGAATTTTAATGAAACTGAGTTAAGAGTTGATTTTCCTAATGGCGGTAGACTGATGCTGCTGTCTGCTGAGAACCCTGATAGCTTGCGCGGTATCTATCTTGATCTTTGTGTATTTGATGAATTTGGGATGCAGAACCCAAGGGTATGGGGGGAGGTTGTTAGACCAGCCCTATCCGACAGAGAGGGTGCGGCTGTATTTCTAGGCACCCCGGCAGGGCATAATCATTTTTATGATTTGCTTGAAACTGCTAAGTCAGAAACAGAGAATGGATCTGACCAATGGTACTGGAAGATAGTCAAGGCGTCTGAGAGCAATCTTGTTAAGGAAGAAGAACTAGAAGCTGCTCAAGCGCAAATGACAATGGAACAGTACGAGCAAGAGTATGAGTGTTCCTTCACAGCCGCTATCATTGGCGCGTACTACGGAAAACTACTGGCAGATGCAGAAGATAACGGCAGGATAACTAGAGTGCCGTATGACCCGGCCTACCCTGTGCATACTGCGTGGGATCTGGGGATAAATGATTCAACAGCTATCTGGTTTGCCCAGATATTCAGAAGTGGAGCAGTAAATGTCATTGACTACTATGAAAGCAGCGGTGTTGGACTGGATCACTACGCTGAAGTCCTACGTCAAAAAGATTACCACTGGGGCGATCACTTGGCTCCGCACGACATTGAAGTGCGGGAAATAGGATCTGGTAAAAGCCGACTAGAAACCGCGTTTAGTCTTGGCATCAGGTTCAAAGTCATCCCGAAAATGAAAGTAGCTGATGGTATCAACGCTGCTAGAGTGTTAATACCTAAATGCCACTTTGATCGTGATAAATGCGCTGAAGGCGTAGAAATGTTGAAACAGTATAGGCAGGAGTGGGATGAACGTAGAAAAATGTTTAGAGATCACCCGCGCCATGACTTTACGTCTCATGCTGCGGATGCGTTTAGGTATCTGGCTGTTGGATTGGAGAATAGGCAAGCTGCTGTTCGCGCACCGCAGAAAGTTGCAGTCAATGAATATAATCCCTTCACGATATGACAACACAAGACATAGAGGACATAGTTTATTTAATAAGATCAAGTGATTACCATAACTGGTGGGGCAAAGAACATTTTATTGATCTAATCAAGACACCGTACAGCTTAGAGCAGTATGCCGTTATAAGAGAGGGGAATGAACCAATATGTTTCGCAACATGGGCGTTTCCAAATGAAAGCCATATAAAACAGTATTTGTTAGAACACAGATTCCCGACAGAGGGGTTTTATGGAAAAGGCAAACATCCTTGGTTAATTGATTTCATATCTGTTGGTGGAAGACGCAACACAGCATTAGGTTTTAGAAAATTAAAAAGTATGTTATCTAAGAAAGGTTATTGTCAGGCGTTTTGGTTTCGTACCGAAACATCTAAGCTTGGTTTTCACGATTGGAGTTAGTCATGGGCGGTGCAGCAAAAAGAGTTAAAAAGGCAGCAAGACAAATCACCAAGGGTGTTGGTGATATTGTTGAAAAAGGTATTGAAGATCCTGTCAAAAAGATTGGCAAGGAAAGCTTTGATATAATCGCTGGCACTACAGACGAAGAGCGTAGAGCCATGCTTGGTGATATGCCTGACATGACGCCAGAGGTAACGCCAGAGGTGACGCCAGAGGTTGTTCCTGACGATGACACACTGATGGGCAGAGGCACACGGCGCACAAGGGCTTTGAAGCGTTCTGGTGCGGCTGGGACGCTCATGGAAGGATATGGGGTCACATATGCCACGCCTAGTGCCAAAGCACCTACAGGGAGTTAATTATGGGATTTCTAAAGCCAAAGGTTTATATACCGCCAGCCCCGCCCCCACCGCCACCACCAGCGCAAGCAAGCGATGAAGACACACAACGCGCTATGGCTTTGGCTGAAGAAGGTGTAAAACAGGCTAGAAAGAAAAAGGGTGCTGGTTCTACTATCGTTGCTGGCGCACTTGGCGAAGAACAGCAAAAGACTTCAGCAGGCGGCACACCAACTTTATTGGGGTAGATCATGCACATGAACAGCATCAAAGAATTAGTCAGTAGATATGATTATCTCAAAACCCAGCGCGACAACTGGAACAGCCACTATCAAGAGTTGGCTGATTACATGCTTCCAAGAAAAGCAGACGTTGTTAAAAGCCGTTCCAAAGGCGACAAGCGCATGGAACTTATCTTTGATGGCACAGCACTACAAGCTGTAGATCTTTTATCATCAAGTCTTCATGGTCTTCTTACAAGCGGTGCCGCGCCTTGGTTCCATCTTGACATGAAGGATGAAAACATAGGGCGTGACGATGATGTGCGTGAGTGGCTGCAAGACACAAGCCATAGGATGCTCAGAGCATTTGATCAGTCAAACTTTGGCACTGAAGTCCATGAGATGTATGTTGACCTTGTTGTGTTTGGAACAGGCTGCATGTTTGTTGAAATGGAAGACGGTGCTTTGCGTTTTAGCACCCGGCACATATCAGAGTTTTATATACAGGAAAATCAGTTTGGTATGGTTGATACGGTGTTTCGATCATACAAGTCTCCTGTGCGCCAAGTGGTTCAACGCTTCGGGCTGGAAAACGTCACTGACTTTATTGTAAAGAAAAATCAAGACAAGCCTGATGAAGAAATAGAAATTTTGCATGTTGTTATCCCAAGAGAGGACAGGGATAAGACAAAACTTGACAACAAGAACATGCCGTTTGCATCAATCTACATTGATATGCAATCGTCAGCCATGCTTTCTGAAAGTGGTTTCCAAGAGTTCCCGTACATTGTTCCACGATATTTGAAGGCAACTGGTGAAACAATGGGGCGTTCCCCCGCGATGGTTGCGTTGCCTGATGTCAAGATGCTGAACTTGATGTCTAAGACAATCATCCAAGCTGCTCAGAAACAAATTGATCCTCCTCTACTTGTTCCTGATGACGGATTTCTTCTCCCTATCCGTACCCAGCCGGGGGGATTGAACTTCTTTAGAAGCGGTAGCAGAGACACAATCACACCGCTAAACACAGGCGCAAACATTCCTATTGGTATAAACATGGAAGAACAGCGCAGAGGGGCTATCAGATCCGCGTTCTTCGTTGATCAGCTTCTTACAGGCGGTGGGCCTAACATGACCGCTACAGAGATCTTACAGCGGCGGGAAGAACAACTTAGAGTGATCGGCCCAGCCCTTGACAGGCTGAAGAATGAAATGTTGCGTCCGTTGATTGATCGTGTGTTTGCCTTGATGGTTCGCGCTGAAATGGTGAAGGAGCCACCAGAAATACTGCAAGGGCGTGATGTAGACATTGAATATATCTCACCGCTTGCTCGCGCACAAAAGTCAAGCAGTCTCAACAGCACAATGAAGGCATTGGAAATACTGATGCCACTTGCCCAGATGCTTCCTGTTGGAGATCACATAGACCCAGATGGATTGGTCAGACATATCACTGAATCTCTTGGTGTCCCAAAAACAACTCTGAGGTCTACCGCTGAAATACAGCAAACAAGACAGGCAAGGGCTGAAGCAGAACAACAGCAAGCAGAAGCTGCCCAAGAGTCACAAGACGTTCAAGATATAGCACAGTTGGCTCAAGCCACTAGAATGGTAAGCAAGTGAACAAAGAGATAGAAAAGACAAAAGATCTTTATAGACAGACATTTAACACAGACAGTGGAAGCAAAGTCTTAACTGATCTGGAAGCTAGGTGTAATTTTAATACACTTAGCTATGTTGCTGGCGATGCCAATGCAACAGCGTTTGAAGAAGGCAAGAGAGCCGTAATTCTTCATATCTACAACATGATTAGAGAGGAGTCATAATGTCATTAGAAAACGCCGAACAGGTAGCCCAGCCAGAGGCAACCCCTGCTCCAGCGATTGAAACGCCAGCAGAGGTAGCATCAGGCGGGTCTGGTAACGAGTTTTTGAACATGATACCAGAAGACTTGCGAGAGCATCCAAGTCTTTCACCTATCAAAGATATTCCAAACCTAGCCCGGTCATATGTTAATCAGTCCAAGTTGCTTGGTGCTGATAAGCTGCCGTTGCCAGCAAATCCGACAGATGAGGATCTCGACAGGATTGCTGACAGATTGGGAAGGCCAGAATCTGCATCAGGCTATGAGATAGCTGTAGATGGCAACATCATCACAGAAGATGTGGCGCAAGATTTTGCACAGATGGCTCATTCGCAAAGGCTTACACCATCACAAGTAGAAGGTGTTTTGAATTATTATAAAGACCGCGTTGAAGGAACTGTAAAGGCAGACGCAGACAAAAGGCACCAATCACAGATAGATGCCAGCAACCAACTCAAATCAGAGTGGGGGTCTAACTACGATAAAAATGTTGAATTGGCTATGGGGCTTGCTGAAGAGTTGTCTGACACTCAGGCCATCACAAGGATTGTTCTTGAAGATGGAACAAACTTGGGCGATCACCCTGAGTTTATTAAAGCATTTGCAAAATTCGCAGAGTTCAAGCAATCTGTAACAAGTGAAGATACTGTTGCAGAAAAGTCACAGGTCAATCATATGACAAGGCAAACTGCACAAGCGGAGATAGATTCTATCATGCGTGGGCCTGATTACACCAACCGCAAAGACCCTGTGGCGCGTGATCGTGCTGTTCAAAGGGTTCAAGAGTTAATGAGCGTTGTGCATGGTTGACGGTTTGACAACAAAAGAGATTAGGCTGGAATGTTTGCGACTAGCTGTTGAAAATGGCACAAGTCGTGATATGATACAGCCTCATCTACTCGCAGATACATACTACGAGTGGGTAATGCAGGGTAGCGAGGAAACTCGTCCTGATGACAATCGGAAAGACGAAGGCCACAAGAAGGCCAAAAATTCTAGGAGTGTCCGGGCTATCGGGTAGCAGTCTGCAAATCAAATGTCATTAGGTAAAAGGAGACATAGATATGTCTGTTGAAGTAACCACGGCATTTGTCCAGCAATATTCTGCAAACGTGCAGATGTTATCACAGCAAAAAGGTTCTCTTTTGCGTGATGCAGTGCGTGTAGAAAGCATGACTGGCAAAAATGCCTTCTTTGATCAGGTGGGCAAGGCAACAGCGCAAAAGCGTACAACGCGCCACGCCGACACTCCACAGATCGACACACCCCATGCAAGACGCCGGGTGTCACTTGTTGACTATGAATACGCTGATTTGATTGACGAGCAAGACAAGGTTCGTATGCTCATTGATCCAACCTCTGCTTATGCACAAGCTGCTGCTTTTGCATTAGGCCGTGCGATGGATGATGAGATCATCTCAGCAGCTTTGGGTACAGCATTTACTGGTGAGACAGGCAGCACATCAACTGCGCTTCCTGCTGGTCAGCAAATTGCTGATGGTAGTGCAGATTTGACTGTTGCAAAACTAAGGACTGCTAAAAAGACCTTAGACCTTGCGTCAGTTGATCCGTCAATCCCACGCTACATTGCTGTAGGCCCAGATCAGATTGAAGCATTGCTTGGCGATACAAACGTCACCAGCAGTGATTTCAACACGGTCAAAGCTTTGGTACAAGGTGAAGTCAATCAGTTCATGGGCTTCAACTTCATCACAACAAATCGTCTGTCAAAGTCTGGCAACATCCGTTCATGTTTTGCATGGGCAGAGGATGGTCTTGCTCTGGCGATTGGTAAAGATGTTATGGCAAGAATTGATGAGCGTTCCGATAAGGGTTACGCAACTCAGGTCTACTATTGCATGAGCATCGGTGCTACTCGCATGGAAGAAGAAAAAGTTGTCCAGATTGACTGTGACGAATCGGCTTAAAGGAGAGTGATCAATGACTACTAGAAACTCAACTCTCGTTGAAAACTTTGAAGCCACCCCACAGGTAGCCAATGCGCCTCATAACCTACACGGTGTTGTCCGTGTGGCACAGGGTAACATTGCCTTACTTGCTGGTGATAGCACTGACAATGACATTGTTATGCTTGCACCAGTCCCAAGCAACGCAAGCATCAAGTCGCTTCAAGTTGGCTCAGACAACTTAGGCGGTAGCTGCACATTCAATGTGGGCATCTACACTGACGCTGGTGTTGTGAAGGATGAGGACTTTTTTGCTACATCTGTGGCTGATGCCGCTGCTCTTGCTGAGTTGCGTTATGAGGCAGCAGACCTAAATACTACAGGTCAGCAGTTGTACGAAATGGCTGGAGATAGCGATGATCCGGGCGGTTACTATTACATTGCGGTGACATTCAACGCAACTGGTGGTACAGCCGGAGACATGGCGTTCATCATCGAGTATGTGGTGAACTAAAAAGATTGAGAGGGCGGTGCAAGCCGCCTTCTCTTCTATGGTAGGGGGTCAATCCGAAACACCCCCCGCCACCACTTAGGAGTTTGCTATGGCATCAGTTGTAGATCTTTGTAACAGAGCGTTAGATCTGTTAGGCGCAGCAAACATAACCGCGCTTACTGAAAACTCAAAAGAAGCCAGATTGTGTAACGGCAACTTTGATGATGTCAGGGATGCCGTTCTGCGTTCTCATCCGTGGAATGTAGCTATTACAAGAAAGAACTTAGCAGCCGACTCAGCCACTCCTGCGTTTGGATTTTCATTTCAATTTACTTTGCCAACAGACCCATTCTGTTTGCGTGTGCTTTCGTTTTGGAATAGTAACGTGAACAACGAAGTGGCGGCATATGACAGCAATGTGATGTTTAAGATAGAAGGTCGCAAGATCCTGTCTAACGAGGATACATGCAACATAATTTACATAGGCCGTGTAACTGACACAGAACAGTATGACAGCCTTCTAAACAAGGCTATATCTGCACGGTTAGCTGCTGAGATTGCTTACAACATTACAGGAAGCAACTCAGTCGCATCAAATATGCTTACCATATACGAAGCGCGTCTGAAGGAAGCGAAGGGCGTTGACAGTATGGAAGGATTCCCAGAGCAACCACAGGCAGACGATTTCACAAACATTAGGCTGTAAAACATGGCGCGTGTCTCCACCATAATCACCAATTTTAGAACTGGTGAGATTTCGCCAAAGCTTGAAGGCCGTATTGATCTACAAAAATACAATGAGGCCGTTCAAACTCTAAACAACATGCTTGTGTTTCCATCCGGCGGCGTAACGCGCAGACCGGGTTCATTCTTTGCTGGTCGGTCGAAAGACGGTGGCAAGATTAGATTAATAAACTTTGAGGTAAGCGATGAGCAAGCTTATGTGCTTGAGTTTGGTGCAAACTACATCAGGTTTTACAAGGATGGTGGCATACTCACAGAGGCCACAACAAACATCACTGGCATAACTCAAGCAAACCCAGCGGTTGTAACAGCCGCTTCACATGGCTTAAACAACGGTGACAGAGTATTCATCAAGTCTGTTGCTGGCATGGTAGAGGTAAACAACCTAGAGTTTACGGTTGCAAATAAAACGACTAACACCTTTGAGTTGTCAGGTATAAATAGCAGTGCCTTTACAGCCTATTCAAGTGGCGGCACTGTTGGCAAAATAGTTGAGGTAACAACCACATATTCTGTAACTGATATATTTGAAATAAATCACGCGCAGTCAGCAGATGTTTTGTTTTTGGCGCACAAAGACCATGAGCCAGCCAAACTCACAAGAACCACAGCCACAAGTTTTACGCTCACAGATATAGATTTTATTGATGGGCCTTGGTTAGACGAAAATGAAACAACCACAACCTTGTACGCATCTGCCGCTACTGGCACTGGCATCACAATCACAGCATCAGCCAGTTTGTTTGCAAGCAATGATGTTGGCAGATATATCCGTTTTAGTGAAATATTAGAGATCGAACATGACGCATGGGCTGCAAGCACTAGCTATGCAGCTAATGTTACAGTCCGTCATAATGGTCATGTTTACAAACAGGCCACAGGATCAACTCAAACGTCAGGCAACACACCGCCAGTGCATTTAAGTGGAACAGAGACTTACGGTTCTATTAATTGGGAGTATCTGCATGACGAACACGGTCATGTAAAGATTACTGGTTTTACTAGCGCAACAGAGGTTACGGCTGATGTACATGAAGACCAGTACGGCAACTCAAGACTGCCTGACAGCGCAGTTGGTTCAAGCAATGCTAATACGAGATGGTCATTAGGGGCGTTTGGCGGCTCAGAAGGCTTCCCAAAGGCCGTTGCGTTCTATGAGCAGCGTTTGTACTTTGCTGGCACTACAGGCCAGCCACAGACCATATTTGGCTCAGTATCGGCTGATTTTGAGAACATGACGCCCGGCACCATAGATGACTCAGCCGTAAACTTTACTATTGCATCTGACAGAGTGAACGTCATCAAGCATTTATTGCCAGCGCGTTTCTTACAAGTGTTGACCACAAGCTCAGAGTTTACCTTGTCAGGTGGCACAGGATCTACGCCAGTAACGCCCACAAACGTGAACGTGTTGCGTGAAACTACATTTGGTTCATCAGATGTGCGTCCTGTCCGTGCAGGAAACAGTACAATCCTTATCCAGAAGGGTCAGGAGAAGGTTAAAGAGATTACCTTTGATTTAGATACAGATGGCTTGCTAGGCATAGACCTAACTATATTGGCTGATCATATACCGCGTGGTGGTCTTACAGACATGGTATGGCAACAAGAGCCAGAGTTAATCTTGTGGTTTGTTCATAGTGATGGGCGGTTAGTTGGCCTGACATATGACCGGGCTAATGCCGCTATTGGCTGGCATGATCACGCTGTTGGTGGTGTAAGCGCACACGCAACAATCACTGTAACTGATTATGCTAACATAGAAACAGGAACCACACTGACATTTACAAAGAGCGATGGCACGACAGTAACATTTACCTCTGAGGCGTTAGGGTCTTCAGACCCGGCATCATCTTTAGGCTTTAGACCAAATACAGACAATAATACAACTGCTGACAATATATTCACAGCAGTCAATGCTCACGATGACTTTACTGTGGAAAACCCAGCGGCAAATGTAATTACTATCAAAGAGTCTGCGCCTACGGCTGGTGGTTTGCTGAGTATAAAAAGTTCTGACACTACTAGGCTTGCCACAACTAATCAGGCAGCGGCTATTGTTGAGAGTGTCACATCAATACCGTCTGGGGCAGAAGATCAGGTCTATGTGTCTGTCAAGCGTGAGATTGATGGCAGTACGGTGCGCCATGTCGAGTTTTTGAAGCCCATAGAGTTTGGCACAGATGTTACAGACGCTTTTTTCTTAGATAGCGGCCTAACATATGACAGCACAGCAACAACCACCATTACAGGGCTAAATCATTTAGAAGGTGAAATAGTCTCTGTTTTGGCTGACGGATCATCCCATCCTGATAAAACAGTGTCAGGCGGCTCAATAACCTTAGACAGAAGCGCGTCAAAGGTTCACGTTGGCTTTGGCTACAGGTCAACTGTAGAAACATTACGCATAGAAGCTGGCGCAGATGATGGTATAGCGCAAGGCAAGATTAAACGGATACATGGCGTGACTGTCAGGTTTTTCAATACTGTGGGTGCGGAAATGGGGCCAGACACAAGTAACTTAGATAGGTTGCCATTTCGTGACAGTAGCATGGCTATGGATGAGGCTGTGCCGTTGTTCAACGGTGACAAAGAGATTAGTTTCCCGGCTGGATACGAGAATGATGCAAGGGTTGTTGTGCGGCAGTCACAGCCTTTGCCCATGACAATACTTGCTATTATGAGAAGGTCAAACACGTTTGATGCTTGAGGTAGTTAAATTCAACGCGAAGCATGTCGCTGACATAGAAACAAACTTTGATTTACCAAAGTCATTCAAAGATGCTTTCAAGTCAGGTGATACAGTTGATGCCTTTACTGTCATGCAGGGCGACACAGTGGTAGCGATTGGCGGTATACATGTGTTGTGGGAAGGTGTTGGAGAAGGTTTCTGTATGCTGTCCAAACACGCTGGCAGATGGCAAACGTCAGTTGCAAGATATGCAAAAACGATGTTTGACGGTATAATAGCAAACAATGACTTGCACAGAGTACAGGCAAGCATCAATGAATTAGACCCAGAGGCCATCAGATTTGCTAGATGGCTAGGGTTCAAAGACGAAGGCATGATGCCCAAGTATGGGCCAGATGGCTCAAACTATTATAGGATGTCAATGGTGTTGTAATGATTGGCGCATTTTTAGGATACAAGGGTAATCAGGCAGCGGCGAAAGCAGCGCAGCAAACTGCTGAGTTCAATGCACAGGTAGCTGAAAATGAAGCTGTAATCTTGCAGCGGAAGAAGACTGCTGAAGATGCTAACCTCAGAAAAGCATCTGAACGCACTATCGCCACCCAGCGCGTAGCTACAGCCGCATCAGGCATTGAAATGTCTGGCAGTGCGCTTGAAGCATTGAAAGACTCATACATGAATACACAGATGGATGCTTTGAATTTAGCATACGCTTCAGACATTGAGCAGACCGCAAAGGCTAGTGAGGCTGCGCTTGCAAGAGCAGAAGGCAGAGCAAGAGCAACAGCTTATAAAACAGCTTCATATCAATCTTTACTAGAAGGCGCAGAAAAAGCCGCAAATTACATGAGTTAATGAAATGGTACAGATTAAAAAATATGAACAACAAGTAGACGTAGCGGCTGGTGGTCTTGGCCCAAGAGCCAGTGGTGCATTTGAGGCACCCGGCAAAGCACTAGCTGGGCTTGGAGCAAAGGTCGATCAAGTTGCTTTTGACTTTCTGGAAAGACAAAAAGCCGCTGAAACAAAGCGCGTACAAGATGAAGAGTTTACTAACTTCAGCCAAGAGGCTGATGATTTTAATAGAAACAACAAAGACACTGACACTGAAGTTTACCAGCAAAATTTCAAAGCGTTTAGAGATCAAAAGCTAAATGCCATTGACGCCAGAACAGATTTAACAAAATCACAAAAAGATAAGGTAAAGCAGTCGCTTTCATCAACAGCTTTGTCGTTTCAGTTTAAGGGTGAGAACGCTGCCTTTGGCAGAGGGCAAGCTATACGAACAGAGGCGTCAAAGGCAAAGCTAGGAGAGATGATACGTCAGGCGTCTGTCGTGCCGGAAAACCATCCTGACAGAAGGCGATTAGAAGCAGAGATTGATCTTGAGTTAAAGAACAATATCGTTGATGGCATCAGAACTGGCTACGATAGTGACTCAATCAAGCAAGGCTTCAAGGCCATTGACCTTGGCAAACAAATAGACGCAGCCGCAAGTATTGATGAGTTAGATAATCTAGCAGAAACCATACCCGGCAAAGGTATGGCTGATAGCACCCAAGAAAGATTTAAAAACAGAGTGAAAGCAAGAAAACGCGAAATGCGTGGATTGGCTTATGATCAGGCTATTGGTGATATTGATGCTTTGTCTGTATCTGCGGCTGACCAAGAGGGTTTGCAAGATGCAATAATGAATGGCAAGCCTTTTGTTGGTGTGACAGATGACGGTCAACAGAAAGTAATCAATACGGCTGATTTGACTAACGGTCAGAGAATGGCTCTTGTTCGTTCTGTTGCTGATCCAAAGTTTAAGGATTTGGTAGATCTTACACAGCAAAATGCTGTTGATGACATAACTGAGTCAGAAGATCCATTGTCCATGTTCCAAAGTCAGGTAAGCAACCCAGAGGACAGAGAAACAAGAGATATTGAATTAGGTGCGCTTGAAGCCGCTGAACAGATGTCACAAGCCGCACAGAACGGGCTTGCGACAGGAGATATGACAACGGAAGAAGTGACATCAATGCTTGCTCGAACTGAACAGCTTTTGCAGAGTGAGGTAAGCCCAAACGGTGCGTTGTCTAAACGAGCCGACAAGTTTGGTGATGCAGCCCAGCAGACTTTATCAAGGGTTGCAAAAGTAAGGACAGCGTTAGCCAAAAGTATCAAAACTGAAAGCAAACGTGACGTATTAAGAGATGCTGCTAAAAACGGAACTTTGCTTAACGCATCTAATCAACCTGATCTCAAGGCTTCTACAGATGATGTGCAAGCTGTTGTAAATGAAAACCTTGATGCTCTGAAGGATAGCCCACAGAAACAGTTAGACTTTTTGCAGAAGAATGGTGTGACTTCACAAGTTTTCACAGACACACTTGTAAAGCACAAAGGAAGATTATCTGATCCAAACAAAACGGATATTGACGATGAGGATAGGTTCGCCATCACCTTGTTTAGAAACATGGAGATGAGAGAAGACTTATTGAATAAGCATCTCAATGCAAAAGATCTTGCTTGGTGGAGAAGCTTTGAAACTTTGTCTGATGTCTATGGTGATGAGGATGCGCTTCAGCAGATGAGGTTGCAAAGGGACATTGACCCAGAAGCGTTTTCTAAAGAATTAGACAGAATTTTAGATGTCACAGACGCACAACTTACTCGTCAGCCTTGGTACAAGTTTGATTTAGACTCACCGCAAAACACCGGATACATGAAGCAAGAAATAAAAGACCTTGCAAAAGAGTATATAAAACAAGGAGTTGGTGTAGACAAAGCACTTGAAAGAGCCGGAGAAGATTTAGCAAGAAGTCATACTTTGATTGGCTCTGTGCTTGTTCCTAATTTACCTGAGTTTGATCAAGGTGGCGAACTGTCAAACATTGAACAAATAGCCACGTTAGTCATTGATGATTTTGCTGAAACAAACAAACAGATGCTTGAAGATGCGGGGTTGGATAAGGGCAACATAGGGTTGCTTAACATCGAAGGAACGGCTGACAGGTTCTATCTAGTAAGAGATGGCGGCTTCCCAATTCAAAACTCAGAGGGCAAATATATGTCCTACACAAAAGAAGAGTTGATGAAGCTTGGGCCGGATGCAGCGAAACTTGCAGCAGATAATAGTTTGCAGAGCGTTAACGATGCGCTGGGTCGAAAAGGCGCACAACTTGAACGTGCAGAAAATGTAGAAGAAATAGACGCTTTTGATGTGGAAACGATAAACTAATGGCAGAAGAAGATTTCCTGACCCCATCTAAGCCTGTCGCGGTTGAAACGCCAGAGTTTCAAGCTTTTGCAAAGGCAGAGCGTCAAAGAGAGATAGAGGCGCAAAAGCCAGAGGTGTCTTTCTCAGACTTTATTGGTGCAAGCGTCGAAGAAGACTGGATGACTTCTTATGCTTTTCAAAACAAAGAAGAGTTTGCCCCTGATTTGAATTATCTCAAAGAGGGGCTTGATCAAGAACTTTACGATGAACTTACCGCTGGGATACCAGAAAATTACCACGATTATTTGGAGGATACTGTAAGCGAAGCACATGCAAGAAGTATGCGTGAGACAGTTTTGCAGTCAGTTGAAAACGAAAAGAAGATGCAGTCTTGGGGATGGTACGGTGTTCCTCTGCGGTTAGCTACAAACATTGCAGACCCCGGAGCGATAGGGGCAACATTACTTACAGAAGGTGTTGCTGCTCCTTTGATATGGGGTAACAAGCTTTCAAGAGTTGGTCGCATCGTTAGAGGTGCGATAGGTGGCGCAGCATCAAACGCTGCCATAGAAGGCTATATAGCCTCTGAGAGCGTCACAAGAGATGAATATGATGTTTTGTATGCCGCTACCGCTGGGATGCTTCTAGGGGGCGGTATAGGCGCAATAAGTAGGGGTGTGGGTAACGAGCCTGAGTTACGTCAAGCGCAAGAAAACCTATTGCAAGAGGTTGAAGGCGCACAAAGAGCAGACTTGGAAGCTAGGGCAAAGCAGGATTTACTTGGAGAAAGAAGCGTTGGTGCGGCTGAAGCACCATTTGACCCACCTCTTATGGAAAGAAATCTAAGAGATACGGATGCAGTAGAAGCAACTATCGAAAACTTTGGCGAAATGCAAAAGTCAGAGTTTTCTAACGTGCGTATCGACATGGCTAACTACATGCTCAGTTCTGACAATCCAATAATAAATGGTTTGGGAAGGATTTTGGGAGAAGATGCGGTTGGTGTGCGTGGCGATAATGTCATTGAGTCAACTGCTGATTTGCTGAAGACAAACGCCTTCAAAGGCAAACTTGCACGTTTCTATCAAACTTATGGTGTAGAATACAAAGCGTGGGCAAAAGAAAACAATGTAGGTTTCTTTGCAAGATCAAAGTCAAAGAACAGAACTTCTTTTGGCGAACAGGTAGCAGATGCCATTGAAAATCCAAATGGCATACATTCTCCAGCCGTAAAGCGTATGGCACAAAGAAACTCAGCTTTGTATCGTGACATTCTGCGTGAAGCAAAAGAAGCTGGCGTCAAGGGTTTTGAGAATATCCCAGAAAATCTGACGTATTTTACCCACAGATGGAACAAATTTAAGTTCGATGACCTCAGAGGCAAGATCGGTGATGATGGAATTGAGCGTTTGCTAACACAAGGGTTGGTAAATGGAACGACTGATCTCACCGAAGACGCGGCTGCGCAAATAGCCAAAGCCATGAACATAAAGATCAAGAGTGATTTAGCCGGATTAGACTCTGGTTTTTCACGATTGTTCACTGCTGACAGCAGAGATACGCTCAAACAGATAATGAAAGAAGAGCGTTTTGGCAAAGAAGAAAACGGTGTTTTCAGATCATTTAGCGATGAAGAATTAGATAGCCTTTTGGGTTTGTTTGAGCAGTCACAAACAGGCGTCCCATCAAGAGCAAAGTACAGGCTCAAATTTGACATGGAGACAGCGTTTGAGGCTAATAACAAACTTACAGGAACGAGGGAAATCTTTTCCATAAAAGACTTACAAGAGCGTGATGCTGAACAAGTCTTTACTCTTTACGCAAACGAAATGTCTGGACGTATTGCCCTTGCTAAGAAAGGCATAAAATCAGAAAGTGATTTTGAAACTCTTATTAATCAGGCAAAAGATTACGCTATAAATGAAGGCGTAGGAAAAACGAGACAGCGCAACAGAAAAAGAATTGGCAAAGAAGAAGAAGTTGCGAGAACTATATACAACATGATTTTGGGCAGAAGACCGCCAAACTCAGGTGATCCAAATGCTGCGTATATGAAAATCTCACGCCTCATACAAGATTATAACTTTATTAGGCTGATGAACCAAGTAGGCTTTGCACAGTTTGCTGAACTTGGGAACGCTGTGCAAGTAGGTGGCATTAGGGGGTTGATCAGGGTTGTGCCTGAGTTCAAGGCCATGATCAAACGTGCTGAGAACGGCGAATTGACTGATCCTGTTTTGCGTGACATTGAGGCGTTCTATGGCACTGGCGCAGAGCGTATGACAAATCAGATGATCCATAGAATTGATCAGCTTGAAAGCAATTCACCATATGGACGCGGTATCCTTGATGGTATGCAAAGGACTGCTGACAGAGCAAAAAGAATAACTGCCGACATATCTGGTATGGCCCCCATAACTCTTGGTCTTGAGCGTGGAACATCAAGAATTGTTATGCAAACACTTGCTGATATGGCTTTTTCAAACAAATCACTAAGCGTCAAGAGAATGAAAAGTCTTGGCCTTGGGGGCGATGAAGCACAGCTTGTTTTTGACAATTTCAAACAACACGCAAAACTACAAGATTCTTATTTGTTCAAGACAAAAAAATTAAGAGAGATAAACCTTGAGCAATGGGATCCAAAGGCTAGAGATATTTTAGGGATAGCCGTTGCCAGATGGACAAGAAGGGCCATTCAACAGAACGATGTCGGCAATCTAAGCCTCTTTATGACTAAAGAATACGGAAAGATGTTGGTTCAGTTTAGAACCTTTATGATTGTTTCTCATGCAAAACAACTTTTGCACAATGTCAAAATGCGCGACATGAAAGCATTTCAAGCAATGATGTATTCATCTATTTCTGCTGGTTTGGCTTACACTGCACAGCAACAGATACAAATGATTGGCTTGAGCGATGAGGAAAAGAGAGAGCGTAAAGAAGAACGGCTGACGCCCATGGCTATTGCAAAGGCATCATTTGCAAGATCTAGTTATGCAGCATTTATTCCGGGTGCTGTAGATACAGCGTTAGATTTTTATGGCCCCGGTGAACAAATGTTTAACTACAGAAGCAGCGGTCTGGAAAGCAATTTGATTACAGGCAACCCAAGCTATCAAATAATCTTTGGGGCATCCGGCTTAGAGTCAACTCTTAAATCAGCTACGAGGGCTAGTCTAAATCCAGATATACAGATGAGCAGAGGTAGGGCTAGGGCTGGATTGAGTGCTTTGCCTTGGTCAAACGCTATGGGAATACAAAACGCTTTGAGAATAGCAACAGAAGATTTACCTACAGAAAGTAGAGTGGACTAGCCGTTTGATAATTTATTTGATAATATGCGGAACTACTGGAGATTGATATGACAGTTAGTAGCACCAACACTAGAAACAGTTACAGCGGCAACGGCAGCACCACTGTCTTTGCCTACACGTTCAAGATATTTGATGATGACGATATTACAGTCATTATCAGGACTGACTCGACTGGCGCAGAAACCACGCAGACGAAAACAACACACTATTCTGTGTCAGGTGTGGGTAGTGCTAGTGGTGGTAATATAACATTTGGGTCAGCCCCGGCGTCAGGGGAGACTGTTGTTTTACTCCGCACAACTGCCAGAACCCAGCTTACAGACTATGTAGCAAACGATCCGTTCCCAGCGGCTACGCATGAAGATGCCTTGGATAAACTAACTTTTTTGGTGCAAGAGTTAGAAGAAGAGGTAGGCCGTGCTATCAAGCTGTCAAAGACAAACGAGATTGCTACTGCTGAATTTACTGTCGGCGCATCTGATCGTGCTAACAAAATCCTAAGTTTTGATGCTAGTGGTGATTTGACTGTTACTGAAGGCAAGGTTGACACTGTGACAGCAACGGCGTCTGGACTGTCAGCAGGGGCAACACCCACAGCCACTGCTACATACACAGGTAGCACAGGCGCACTGGCTATAGCGTTTGGTATTCCGGCTGGCGCAACAGGGCCAACTGGCCCGGCTGGTGGTGGCCTTGCGGATCTATCGGCAGATACTACACCGCAGCTTGGCGGTGACTTGGATATGAATGGTCAGGATATTGTCACAACATCTAATGCTACAATAGATCTTGCACCTAACGGCACTGGTACAGTTGTTGTCAAAGGAAATACAAATCCCGGCACTATTGTATTTAACTGCGAATCAAACAGCCATGGTCAAACTGTCAAAGCCCAACCGCATAGCGCAGCAGTAACTAATACATTGACACTGCCACCCGGCGGTGATGGTGAGATTGTCAGTACGGTGGCTACGCAGCAACTTACAAACAAAGTTATACCTGATGACCAAAACCTATCGTTTGGTACGGATAGCGATGCGTTTATTAAGTATGATGAAACAACGACTGATCACCTAAAAATTGGCGGTGCTGTTACTACGTTTGAAAAAGCTGCTGTTGGTGCAACTGATACAGACACAACAAACACTGGCAATGTGACATTAGACTTTGATGCAAGTCAGAATTTTGTTCTTACACTTACAGGTAATGTTACTTTAGTAAATCCAAACACTGAAAATGTTGGTCAGTCTGGATTCATTGTATTTATTCAAGATGCAACAGGTGGCAGAACTGTATCGACTAGCACTGATTATGAGACTGCTGGTGGTGCTGGGCTTACATTATCATCAGCGGCAAGCACAACAGACATTGTACCTTATGTTGTTGCCGCAGGTAATAGAATATTACTAGGTGCGCCACAACTGGCGTTTGCATAGGGGGTCGCTATGTCAGGGCCAATAGGTTCAAGCCAATGGATGTATTCAAGTGGTGCGGCTGGGTTTTACCCCTACAGCATTGACCAGTCTCTGCGGTTTGATAAAGCTAGTAGCACTGTTTTACACAGAACCCCAAGTAGCGCATCAAATCGCAAAACTTGGAGTTTTAGTTGTTGGATAAAAAGATCAAATCTAACTGCAGTTTCTACTGGTCAAAGTATTTTTTCAGCAGGGAGTAATGTTTATAACAGGCGTGTTGACCTTGATATTGGGTCAGGCCATCAATTAACTTTTTTTATGGATGGACGAGCAGATGGAGCCAGTTATTATTCTTTTATAGCAGACAGGCTTCTGCGTGATACGGCGGCTTGGATGCACATAATGGCAGTTATGGATACTACTGATTCTACAGCCGATGACCGTTTAAAACTCTATGTAAATGGTGAACGCCAATCAGGTGCTTATCAATATGGAAACGGCGCACCTCCATTAAATAGCGATTGGTATATTAATAGCACATACCAACATGACATTGGCGATGGACACCACAATACTGTTACGCAGTTTTGGGATGGATATATAGCAGAGGTTCACCATGTTGACGGCACTGCGCTAGACGCCACCAGCTTTGGTGAAACGAAAGGTGGGGTGTGGGTGCCGAAAGAGTACAGCGGTAGTCACGGTACTAACGGATTCTATTTGTCATTTGCAGATAGTGCGGCAATAGGCGATGACCTATCAGGCAACACCAATGACTTTACTCCAACCAACCTAGCCGCACACGATGTCGTGCCGGATAGCCCGACCCTGAACTACAGCACAATCGTGCCAATGCCAAACACAAGTTTGAGTGAAGGAAACTTGCGACTAACCACCAGCCGCACTGGTTACTGGGATGGAACCATTGGCAGTTTCGGTGTCACTAGTGGCAAGTGGTATCACGAAGTTAGGTTTAGCAAGACTGAAGCCAACTTCAGATGTGTAACTGGCTGGATAGGCAACGAAGCCGCACAGACTGTGACATTGAACGGTAAGGGTGGCACTGGTTCTCCATTCGGCACATTATTTGATAACTATGCTGTAACATCGTGGTTGACATCGTTTTACAAAGATGGCGGCAATGATGGCACAATGACCGCACCTGCAAGCGGCGATGTCATGAACATTGCGGCTGATTTTGATAATGGCAAAATCTGGTTTGGCATCAATGGCACTTACTATGCAAACGATGGTGGCACAGATGGCGACCCCAGCGCAGGTACAAACGAAAGTTTGTCTGGCATTGATTTAACTGCATCAGAATATGTGCCTTTTTTTGCAATACGGTCAGACAGCAGTGTTGGTGGCAATGTGATGATTGCCAACTTTGGGCAAGAAGGCACATTTGCTGGCACCGAAACTGATGGTGGTTACTCTGATGGCAACGGCTACGGTTCGTTTTTCAATTCAGTACCGTCTGGTTTCTTGGCGTTAGCATCAGCCAACCTACCAGAACCAGCCATCGGGCCGAACAGCGACACAACGAGTGACCAGCACTTTGACACTGCATTATGGACTGCTGACGTTACTAACCCTGCGGCTGGTGACAAATCAATTTCATTGTTGTTCCAGCCCGATTTAGTATGGTCAAAGAACCGTGACAACGCCGAACACCACTACTGGATGGACAGCGTTAGGGGCGATAATGACGGTAGTAAGTGGCTTAAATCAAACTCAACTGCCGCTGAAGGTGCTGATGCTATTGGTAGCACAACCGCTAAGTATGATTTCACATCTACTGGCTTTGATATTATTGACACTGATAGCACAAGTGGTGAGGTGTATTATTCACCTACATCACGCACCTACGTTGGCTGGAACTGGAAAGCGGGCGGCACAGCAGTCAGCAACACAGATGGCAGTATGACGTCACAGGTATCGGCTAATCCAGATGCGGGTTTTTCTATATGCACATATACTGGCACAGCAACAGTATCAGAAAGTTTTGGACACGGCTTGAGTCAAGCACCCGAACTGGTCATCACAAAAGCCCGTAACACAACAGATAATTGGCGGGTTCACGGTAGCGTTTTAGGAACAAATAAATTTTTATCGCTAAGCGGCACAGGTGCTGTTGGCACAGATAGTTCAAATGGCGGGTTTCCAGATAATACTGATACCCTTGTCAATTTAGGTTATGAAAGCACTAATGGAACTAACTATGTAGCGTACTGTTTCCACAGCGTTGAAGGCTACAGCAAGGTCGGCAGCTATGTCGGCAACGGCAGTGCAGATGGCACGTTTGTCTACACAGGACACCGTGTAAAATGGCTTATGGTAAAGAACACAGATAATGCGGCGACAAGTTGGTGGATAATGGATACGGAAAGAAGCACGTTTAATGTAATGAACGACTTTTTGTTTCCAAACCTAGCGAACGCAGAAAGTGCAAGCACTGTTTTGTTTGCAGATTTTCTAAGCAACGGTTTTAAAATTCGTAATGGCACCTACGGTGAAACAAACGCATCGGGAAATAAATACATCTACCTCGCCTTTGGAGATAGTTTCAAATACGCCAACGCCAGATAGGAGATTACTATGGCATATAAATATAATGGTAAATTCATCCGCGCTGGCAGAAGCTGGCAAGATGATAACAACATCACCCACCCTGCAACGTGGATGCGGTGGTCAGATGATTACAAAGTAACTATGGGTCTTGTGTGGGAAGATGCGCCAGCAAGTGAAGCACCGTTTGATAATAGATTTTATTGGGGTCGGCAAGCTGATGGTACGTTGATAGAGCGTAGTTTAACTGATGTTGCTGCGGTTGATGAAGATGGAAATGCTATCAATGATCCTGCTACTGGTCAGCAAATGGTTACATTGGGATTGAAGTCTGTAGCAATAGCAAAAACAAAAGAAACGGCAAATGCAAAGCTGGCTAAAACTGACTGGATGATTGTCAAAGCCGCAGAGGTTTCCAGCTATACTGTTCCGTCTGATGTGTTGACATATCGTGCGGCTGTACGCACTGCCAGCAACAATATTGAAACTGCTGTGACAAACGCCGCTGACCATGCCGCGTTTCGTGCTTTGCACGATTATACTGAGGATGATGATGGCAATCAGGTAGTGGCACCGATTGCAGATTGGCCGGATGAAATCTGATGGCTAAACCAACATTACAATCAATTCATGTCGAACTTGAAAAACACATGGCTGTGTCTGATGAGCGTTGGACAGAAACTATACTGCGTATCAAACGCATTGAGCATATTATGATTGGCTCTGCCGGGACTATGATTGTTTTGTTATTGGGTGTAATCCTGCGAGGCTGACATGGAGCCTATCACAACAGCCGTAGCAGCCGTAGCAGCCGCTAGTAATGCTATAGCATTTATCAAGGCAAGGATTAACGATGTTCAATCTGTTGCTGATATTTCACAACAAATCGGTACGCTCTTTGACTGCCAAAAGAAACTCAATGACGAGCGTAATAAACAAGCTAGTGTCGGCGACATCACGTTCAAAAGCAGTATTGATGCGGTTCTTGAGGCTAAAAAACTTCAAGAGCAAATGAATGAAATAAGGACTATGATTAATCTACGGTTTGGCCCCGACACATGGCAGGAGATCGTTGACTTACATAATAAGAAACTCAGGGAACAGAAAGAGGCGCAAGCGAAAGCGAGACGTGAAGCGATACTCAAGGCTAAAGAGTTTGAAGAAACGCTTAAAACGGTACTCATCATCACTGGTGTCATTGGGGTAGCCGTTTCTTTGTTTATATTTTTGATGGTGTCTGTAGCTAGAGCAATGGGGATAGCATGACTGACTGGTGGAAACGATACATACAGTTTAATCTAACAGCCAAGATTACTATGATTGCATCTGTGGCTATGTCATGGCGATGTGCTGAATGGTTTATGAATCTTGAGGCACCAACAACACAACAGTCTGCATTTGTGTCTGTAATCATGGGCGTGATGACAGGTGTGTATGGTATCTATCTTGGCAAAGAAGCTAGGACACCAAAAGAATGATGTACCAAGCTGTAGTCATTGCTTGCTTGATCGGTACCAGTGCGGTGCAGCGTGAACAATGTACGTTTCTTGAGGCGCAGCAGTGGCAAGAAAGTGAGCATATGTGCAAGCGTCACGCGCTTGTCTTAGCTGAACGTGTGCATATACACATGCGCGGATACGAGGCTGTGGGCTGGAGTTGTAAGCCGCTACCAAGGGGAGTGTTGTCAAGATGATACAGTTACTAGGCGTTGTTGGCAGTCTGGCGCAGACATTTCTTGAAGGCAAAGTCGAGAAAGAAAAAGCCAAATCAGAGATAATGAAGACCGCTGCCCAGCATGATAGCAAGTGGGAAATGATTATGGCTGAGTCCACCAAGGGGTCTTGGAAGGACGAGGTAATCACAATAGCTGTGCTAACGCCTTGTATTTTATCGTTTATTCCGGGCATGGAAGACATAGTGAAGTCTGGCTTTGAACGGCTGAGTGAACTTCCAGACTGGTATCAGAACATATTGTATGTCACAATCTTGGCTGGATTGGGTCTGAAGGGGCTAGATAAGTTTAGGAGAAAGTGATGCCGGGGAAACGTAAGTTTGCAAAGGTTCCTAAAACTAAGGGCGGTGTGCCAAAGAAATATGTGCGCGGTGCCAAGAACCCAAAGAAGCGTGAGGCAGAGATCAAGCGTACTGCAAAGCTGTATCGGCAGGGCAAGCTGACCCCGGCTATGATGGATCGTATTAGCAAGCAGAGGAGTCGCGGATAATGTCTAGGTTTGCAAGCATCTCAGGCGCATCACGGTATTCTCAAGCAACTCTCAATAAGGTCTACAAGCGTGGGCTAGGTGCATACTATTCATCAGGCTCTAGGCCAAAGGTATCAGCACATCAGTGGGCTATGGGCAGGGTAAAGTCTTTTGTGTCTGGCAAGGGTGGTGCAAGAAAAGCTGATTCGGATTTGCTACGCGGTGGTAGCAAGAAGAAAAAGAAGACAACCACAAAGAAAAAGAAATGAACAAAGATAAGTTACGCGAAGAGATAGCCGAAGACGAAGGCTGTAAATACGAGGTGTATTTAGATCACCTTGGCTTGCCAACTTGCGGTATCGGTCATCTTATCACTGAGGCTGACGAAGAACATGGCAAGCCTGTCGGCAGTGTCGTTGAGCAAGAGCGTGTCAAACAGTTGTTTGCTCTTGATATGGCTGTGACTCTTGATGAGTGCCGGGTGCTGTATGATGACTTTGATGATCTGCCAGAAGAGTGCCAGCACATCATAGCTAACATGATGTTCAACATGGGTCGGCCCCGGCTATCCAAGTTCAAGGGTATGAAGGCTGGCGTAGACGCTAGAGACTGGAACAAGGCGGCAGATGAGATGGTGGACTCGCGGTGGTATACTCAAGTACCCAACCGGGCTAGACGTTTGGTAGATCGCATGAGGGCATTGGCAGATGGCTAAGACACCAGCATGGCAGCGTAAGGCTGGCAAGAACCCCAAGGGCGGCTTGAACGCTAGAGGCCGTGCATCTGCTAGGCGGCAGGGCATGAACCTAAAAGCACCTGTAAAGAAGGGCGACAACCCCAGACGCGCTAGTTTCTTGGCTCGTATGGGAAACATGAGGGGGCCAGAGAGAAAGAATGGCAAGCCGACACGGTTGTTATTATCACTCCGGGCATGGGGTGCCAGTAGCAAAGCTGATGCAAAGAAGAAGGCAGCAGCAATCTCCAAGCGTAACAAGGCTAAGAAAGGAAAGAAGTGATGCCGGGGATGAAGAAAAAAGGTATGAAGAAGAACGGCAACGGTGGTATGCTGACCGCCAAGCAAAAGACTTTGCCAGCGGCACTGCAAAAGAAAATTATAGCATCTAAGAAGAGGAAGAAGTAAATGCCGGGACATTATGGTGGTAAAAAAGGTGGCATGAAATCTGCCAAGATGAAGAAGCAAGCGGCAACAGCCATAGCCATGAAGAAGGCTGGCAAGAAGCCTAAGAAGAAGCGTTAGGTAACTAACTCTCCACCGCTTGCAATATATTGAGCAAGGCACTCTATAACATGTGCCTCTGTTGTGTATGCACTGGCATCTGTCAGTGATACAACGTGCTTGGGTTTCAGTGGCTCAAAGCCATGATGCTCTAAAATTCTGAACAATCCCCAGCCCGACAAGATTAGCGCGGCGTAGTAGTCATGCGCTACCAGCCTCGCTTCTTGAATGTCTATATGCTTTTTTAGTGAAACAACTTTCGTTTCCATAGCACAACAACTCCCCTAGTCCATTGATTACCCAATCACCACCAGACATCGGCATCTGCTTCTCGCAACGCTCACAAGTTACCCATTGTTGCATTGCTGGCGTTTTAACGGCTGTCTGGCGGCTCTTGCGTATTTTGTGCCTAGTTACCACCGCTTTGTGACACTAGGCTGTTGTGGGGCTTCCTGACGCCCTTCTGGATAATGTTGTGTTTCGATGGCCTCTGCAATGGGCTTGAACCCACCTTGTGAAATACCATCAGCAATGTTGTCGGCAGACTCTACCATGATGACTTCATTGATTGCGATGCCGATAGACCCATCAGCCTCTGTCCAAGCTGATGCCTCATACTTGCTATCTGGTGACAGTGATACAGGCGCAACCTGTTTCATTATTGGGTCATAACACTGCACATTCGCATTGCCATAGTCCGGCGCACGATCTGATTTCTTGTCCCGATTAGGAAACAACTTAAAACCAAATACTTTCTTTCTTTGTTTTACAGGCATATTACCACTCCAGTTTTAATCTACGCGCAGCTTGCGCTAAGGTTTCTTCAATCTTATTGAACACTGCTGGTGCATGTTCTTTTGCTTCTTTCATGCGTCCAGCAAAATAGTCTGGCGAAACCAATTTCTCAAAGTCATTAGATGTTTTCATGTTAGCTGGGCTACATTTCATATCAACCTCACGCAAAAAGTCCCTCGCCTTCTGCTCTTCTGGGTTGAATCCGCTGTTTTGTGTAGGCTGAGTTTTCTCTGCCATGGCTTCAGTCTTACGCTCAACAGCATCTAATTCATTGGCTGATGCGTACTCGCCGCCTGACAATCCAATCGAACTCAAGGCACGGCCTACGGCTGATGTCTCACAGTTTTCCAAGGCTGATGTAGTGTTGACATGGCCTTGGCCTCTGATTTCCTCTGCCATGCCAGAGCCTATCTGCACACCGTTGGCATTTACAACGATGGCTTTGATGACAACACGATGACCGTCATCAACAAGCACGTTGGTATCTACGCCATACTCTAAGCCATGAAACCGTCTGAAAGCTTCCATGCGATGTACGACTTGGGTGTATTTCTTGCCACCCCGCTGGGCTACGCCATGAGATTTGTTCAATTCATTGACGAAATCCATAGTGTTGGAAAAGCTATTTTCCGCCATGTCTTTGCTCCATCAAATCCGCAATCAGTTTCATGGCTGTGGTAAAGGCAACCATTTGTTCTAGCACCTTTGCCTCTAACTCATCAATTTTCATCTGCATTATGTCAATGCGCTGTTGTGTTTCATCATCCATTTTCTTTTGCCTTCTGTTTAGCCAGTATTGCTACGTTATCTGTATATTGATCTATAAACATTTCAGTGACTCTGTTGGTTTTGACGTAGGGAAGTGCAGAATCTTCCTTTGGAAAATCATCGAAACCAAAGTGGATTCCATGATCATCTGCAATACCCTTGAGCCTTGCCATCAGCAAGCAGCTTCTTGACCAACCAAGCAACTCATCAATGTCTATGTCATCCTCAAAAGACTGTGTGTTGTCCCAGAAATGACGCTTGCTCCATTCTGTCAACAAGCCAAACTCTTGCTTGGTAAGCTTCAAAGTGATCATTTGATTTGTCTTTGGTTTGTTTTTTACGCCTTTTGGTCTACCCATTTTCTTCTCCCTGATAGTGTTTGGATGCCCACATAACTAGCTGGCTTCTGCCGCTGATAGCTTTACGCTTGCGGTGGTCTACGATAACCAGCCCCTTCTCTTTTAACTGCTTGTACCGGGCAGTGATTGTGCTGTATCGGTGATGTGACAAAACCTCTAGCACCTGATCAGATATGCAACCGCTTGGCCCAAAGCCTTCGATAACCTCATAGACAACCTGTTCCATGTAGGTAGCGTTGATACTCTCTGCCGCCTCATGGCTTGTCGATGGATCTTCATTACGCACCAACTTGAATGGTGGCGTGTATGAAAACAAATCGTCCATGTCATCAAGATCTTTTGCTGTAATCATTTCCAAAACTCCCTTGCTAGTTTGAGTATGTGTGGCCCATGACGCCGGGTGATCTCCGTAAAATCCGGCGTCACAAGGCCAGCCAGTGTGTGCCAATTCCCATTAGCGGCACGAATTAAATTTTGTGTGGTGATCCAACTGCGCTTCAAATCCTGATATATATTCTCAAGATGATCCTCTTGAAGCAGTGGGCAGTTGTCTTCATTCCAGATGTGATAGCCTGATGCGCTGACTTGCAACAGCGATGGCTTCTGCCCGGTGGCTCTCCAATATCCAGCCATTTGCCAGATATTATATTCAGTTGGTTGCATGTCTGGCTTGGGTATGCGCCATGTCCGGGTGCCATCTTTCTTGACAGGATTGCGTTGTGGCATCTTGCATTTGAGATCGCACAGTACATCACCCCCATAGTAATCGCGGAACATCATAATCTTTACGTCCAACTCTGGAACTGTGAACCATGTCTGATGTTCGCCGTGAATCGTGTTGAGGCCATGACGCCTCTGCCATTCTCTCAATCCCTCTACCGCATGGCCTAGCATGTCTGGCAAGAACTCCCGGTAAGCTTCATGTTCTTCTTTGTCTTTGCCATCATCCCAATCACGCGGCTGATACGCATCATAGTCTGCAAGCATATTCCGGGTGGCTTCTGCGATAGGCATACCATCTTGTCTGCCTTTATCTGGGTTATATTTTTCAAGACCCTCAACGCGGTTTAGACCGCCCTCGACTATGCGTCCTGTAAACATTGCCGTGTTTGTGGGGAACTGCATCTTGTGCTGATGACGCAACCAAAGTTTGAAAAGCATTTCATACTTGGCTGACGTACCGCCTGATACGCTATCGTGGGTGTACCAATCCATTAGCGTAAACCGAATATCGGGTTGAGGTCAGTGACTGGTTGACTGCAACCATCTTTATGACCGCCACGCTCACCACAATACTTACAAACTCGGTTGGCGCGTTCTATTTGTGCTGGTGTTGCGTCTGTAAAACTGACATCATCATCTGCGTTGTTGAAGTAGACAGCTTCATAGTGTCCATCAGCAAACTGTATCAGCCCATCAAAATGCCATTCTCTTTGCATTGCTTTCTCCCTTGCTAGTTTTTACAGCCTACCACAGCGTAAACATATTGTCAACCGATCTGTTCTATGCCATACTGGAAGCCAAATCGAAAAGAGGTGTGTTATGACACTAAGCGAATATTTGAAGACAAACAAGATCAGTCAGGCTCGATTCGCAAGGCGGTGTGGGATAACTCGTTCTGCCGTTTGTCACTTCATAGCTGGCAGACGCTACCCAAGCCCGGAAATCATGCGTAGGATTTTGTTGGCAACAGATGGTGAGGTAAAGCCAAATGACTTTTTTAACGAGACAATGCTATCGGTGCAACGGTAAGGGTTTCCGTTACGTCAAAGATTGGTTTGATCCTAGTGATGTCGTTCCAGAGGATTGCGATTTGTGCAATGGCACTGGCAAGCTACCGCCGGAAACTGAGCAAGGTGATGGCAGACTGGCTCGACTTGCGGCGGCTGATATGTGTCTTAGATGTGAAACCTTTTTGGATGGAAGCCTGACTTGCCCGGTGTGCAAGCTGGTGTATGGAAGCCGCCATGAGTAGACAAAAAGATGATTTTTACCCAACGCCATTAGTAGCTATTGAAGCATTGCTTGACCATGAAAGATTTGATGGTGACATCTGGGAACCAGCTTGCGGTGATGGTGCTATCTCTGAGCCTGTTTCTCTGTATCACAATGTTATCAGCACTGATCTAAATGAATACGGCTTTGGCGATTCGGGCATAGACTTTCTGATGGAACAAAAGCTTGCAGCCCCCAACATAATTACAAACCCACCATACAAGCTGGCTCAACAATTCATACAGAAGGCTATTGATCTGGGTGCAAAGAAGCATTGCTGGTTGTTGCGTCTTTCATTCTTGGAAGGCCAGCAACGCCGTGTCTCTCTCTTTGACAACCATAGGCCAGCTAGGGTCTGGGTGTTCTCTCAACGGCTGACAATCTGGCGCGGTGATGAAGAACCAAACGGCAATGGCACCACTGCTTATGGCTGGTTTGTTTGGGAAGGTAACGCAACAGAAACAAGGATTGATTGGCTATGAAAGTAAGGTTAGCAAAATTAGAAGATCTTAAATATATTAATCATTTAAGTAAAGTTGAAAGCCACTCACTTGGTTTTATACCTAACACCGCATACGAGTCTGCCATAACAGGCATTAAAACAGGCAAGAGATGGTCTAATGTTTGCAATGATAAATTATGGGTTTGCGAAGAAAATAAAGACTTGGTTGGTTTCCTTTTGATGTCTTTTGGCAAATGGTCAAAAGTTAATCAAATAGCAATACAAGAAGATGCTAGACTCATTGAGCGTGGGAAAGTGTTGCTGCAAGCTGGCATGGATCATGGGCTGTCTGTAGGCAAGCAAGACTTTGTTTGCGGATGTGCAGACGATTTGCCATCTAATCAATTCTGGAAAGGTGTTGGTTGGAAAAAGTTGGGGCAGCGCAAAGGCATATCTCATACAAACACTTGGAAAGAAACTTCAGACAGGACAGTAAATGTTTACCACAATCAGTTAAACAGTTTATTTTTTGAGAAAGATTGATTGGCTATGACCGACAGTAGACAAAAGGGTGCGGCGTTTGAACGTCAGATTGTAAACTATATCAAAGACCATCTTGGCGAATCATTGCCTGAGATGCCGAAACGAAACCTCTCTCAATATCAAATCAAAGGTGAGGCTGACATTGTGATCCCCGGCTGGTCTATTGAGTGTAAAGCCTACGCTTCTGGCTCAACATACAAGCAAGCATGGTGGGAACAAGCTTGTGCGGCATCCGGCGACAGGTTCCCGGTCTTGATATACAAGTTTAACAACCGCCCAATTCGTTGTGTCATACAGCTTATGGCTATCTGCCGCGACTTCTCATATGACCCACGGCTTGTTGCAGAAATGTCACTAGCAACTTGGGTTCAAGTGGTGCGTGAAAGTTATGGGGTTGACAAGAAATAACAGGCCGATAAAATCGCGCTTGCGCGTTTAGGCGCATTGCTAAGTAATGCGTTATCGGAGCAAACCGAATTGCCTAACAAAACAATCCATTGATAAATAAAAAAAGCATAGCCAAGTGTAAAGGCTATGCTTTAAAGATATTGCCACGCGGCATTGCTAGGCTAGTTGGAATTGTTTCAATTCTTCCAAACCATTTTTGGTAAACTCTCTTTCTTTTTCGTCTGGCTGGTGTCCATCCCAACAGACCCATTGAACAAGCCCCTCTATGCTACCGTCACCATATTTTTTGGCATTGTATTTCTGTATATGGAAACCAGCGGCTTTGAGTGATGCGCCTGATTCATGCGGCTGGGTGTATGTTATCAACACCCGGTAGCCCATAGCAAAGCAAGCTTGCCTAGCCTTACCAAG